TCAGTTTCCTCTGCTACTGGTTCTTCTACTATCTCTTCTTTCTCTATATAATCATCTACTGAAGGCAGTTGTACTTCAACTTCCTCTATTATAAATTCATTGACTGATGGGAGATTATTGTTGTTGGCAAAATCTTCAATGGAAGGTAAATCCTTGGACATTTTATTAGTAACGTGTGTACTTCGGGATTTCTCTCCCTTCTCACTATTTATTATCTTCAGTAAGTCCGTTCTTTAATAGTTTTGACAATTCTGCTGTAGAACCAACAAAAAGTGCATTGGTAACATTTGTAGGTCCTTTGACCTTTTGCTCATCAATATCTTTCAGTTTTTTCTGAAGATCTATGAGTTTATCTGTAGCGTCGGCAACATTCTTGATCAGTTGTCCAGCAACCTCATAAGCTCTTGGCATTTCACTTTCTTGAGCTAACTCAAGAATACCATTCAATGCTTCTTGTCCCTTTTCTATAATTGAATATAGATTACCTCTTGTATACTCATAGTCTTTTTTGAGATCGTCTGATTCTTTTGCAATCTTTTCGACCTTTTGTTCAACACTCTCAATCTCTTTGGATACTATTTCTCCAGCGACATTAAAAGTTTCATTCAAATCGTCAAATTTTTTTGTCATTTTCATACTCTTTCATCAGAACGAACCATCAAATCCAAAGTTATCTCCAATTTCAATAAGAGGAGCATCTGATGTTGTGATCAGGTTAACATTAGATCCACCAACATGTTGTGCTGCAGCAGTTTCATCATAACCTCTCTCAACAGCAAGTTTATTTCCTGATTTGCTAACTACTCTGAAGTTTTCTTCATCAATTACAAGAACATCTAGAGCAGAGATTCCTGAAGCATCTGCAACTTCAATAGTTGTGACTGAGTTAGTAATATCACCAATAAGAGTTGTTACCACATTGTTTGTATAACTCTTAGTAGCAACTGGATCAACACGATATGTAAGATCTCTCGTACTTCCTCTCGAATCTCCAGCTGAGAATCCAATAGAAGCCTTCTTGATGATATCCTTGGAAACGTCGGAGACAGGACCAAACAGATATGTTTTTGCCACAAATCTAAGAGTGTAAATAAGAGCTCTTCTTTGAGAGAAGTCACCCTCATATTCATCTCTCATTTCAATTCCTTCAAATACAATAGGAACATCTCTTTTTTCTCCAATTGTATCAACCAAATCAACAGTTAGTGTATAAGCTGGTTGGAAGTATGGAAGAATTTGTTCTACAATCTGAAGCATATCATCATTCAACTTAGTATAAATGCTAAGTTCAAATGACATATTATATGGAACAGGCATATATGTCTTTCTTGGCTGAGTCTTATCAGTTGAAAGACCAGATAAAAATGTTTGAGTTGTTGTTACTTTTCTAGAAGTATCGTAAGTTAATCCGAGAAATTCAAATGACATTCTTGGTAATGACATTTGAACTGGTTTGTTAAGATCAGGAACTTGTTCCAGTCTTGCTAAAAACTTTTGTGTAGGGCTATAAGCAAGAGGAACTTTCATCACACTAACTGTATTGTCAGAGTCATTCGTGTGTTTGATATTGATATTATTGAACAAAGTTCCAAAAGAAACAATTGTCCTCCTCAATATCTCGTGATAAAAATACTCAAACATTTGTCAGGAAAATATGATATACTATTTATGGTGTTCCGAATGGATTAGTTTCTGAGAAATCAAGAATCTCATCAGATGCAATTTCAATATTGTCATTGTCCGCATATGGATCTACAATATTGTCTCTATTAATCAATCTTACTTCATAAGAAGCGCCTGACAAGGAACCGACAAGTACATCTCCATTAACAAAAGATCCAGTAATATTTGATACTTCTAATGTATTAGTAGTGGAATCCCATTTTCTTACAAGACCTTTTGTGCCACTAATACTACCAGTCACAGTTTCATTATATTGATAATCTCCCGATCCTGAAGAATATGGTGAAGAAATTGTAACAGTTGGAGTTTGTGTATATCCAAGTCCAGCATTAGTGATGTAGATTGCTGTTACTATTCCTGTAGGACTAATGTAAGCTTTACCAGTCGCAGTAACACCAGTTCCAGGACCACTGAATGTAACTGTAGGTGGATTGGAATAACCACCTCCACCATTGGTAATGGTGATTGGACCAATTACACCATCACCGATTATTGTTGTTGCAGCAAATCCAGCACCACCTCCACCAACAACAACTACAGAAGGTGGAACTGTATATCCACATCCAGGATTAATCAGTTCAATACCTTGAACTTTAAAATTTTCCGCAAGACCGTTACAATCTATTAGATCTCCAATCAAAGTAGCAATTCCAACAGCCGTAGTTCCACCAACAGGTGCTGAAGAAAATGCCACTCTTGGTCTGGAAGTGTATCCATTACCTCTGTTGGAAATTTTTACAAATCTCACTCCACCTGTCGTGCAAATTCCACTGACAGTTGCAGAAGCTGTTACACCAGCACCTACTACAGTAAGAGTTTGGATATATCCTTCTCTTGAAACATTATCATCAATTTCATCTACTCCAGTATCAAGAACTTCATCTTCATATCTAAAGAGTTCACATCTCAGTTCATAAACATAAGTTTTTTGGAGTTGATAAAAAGGTTTCTCATGTTCTACAAATTTAATTTCAAACAATCTATCTCCAAGAGGAAACCAAATTAAGTCTCCTTCTTTTGGTCTTGTAGATAGTTTTACATCTGGAAGATTTTTTATTAATGGAGAGATATAAGTTTCAAATCTTTCCTTTGATATAATTAAATTTAAATCATTGAGTGGTTGAACGCCAAACTTTGATAGAATAGTTCCTTGACCCTCATATCCATCATAAGTATCCACATAAGCTTCTATTGGATATGCATTATCAAACTTTGATTCGATTACTTCTTTTATTACTGTCCTTTCAGTGACATATTTACGAGGCAAATAATAAACTTCTACTCCATACATACGGAGTTGTTCATTTACTAAATTCTGAATCAATGATTGCTCTGATTTTGATCCCTGAAGAAAAAATGGATTTAACATATCATCCAATCATGTCTAGAGGTGGAAGTTCATAAGTGTTGGACATTTTTTCCATAATCATATCAAGTTCTTTTTGTCCATCATCATAGATTTGTCTACCATTCAATTCAACACCACCAGGAAGTTTTACTCCTTGGAACTTCATTAAGTTTTGTCCCCACTGCTTTTTGATCAGAGCAGTCAAATACATCTTTAAGAATGAATCGTTCCAAACCCTAGAATAATCACTTGGATCTAGGGTCCTATAACAATCAATGATCAGGTATGTTCCCTCTTTAATAGAACCCCAATCAATGTCCAAATATAACCTATCTTGTCTCTTATTGAATCTAATTTGCTTCTGAGTTGTAAGTAAAAACTCAATATCTTGAAGATATGTCTTTACCATTGCATAAGTGAGAAGTTCAGTTGATCCCCAGTAGTAAATATCGTTGAGGAAAAGCTGATACTTCACACTAAACATATTATTAGTAAGGGTGTTTGTTCCGTCAAAGTGGAATATCTTATTAACACCAATAACTGAAGGTGGAATTTGAAGATAGTTGCCACCTTCATAAAAATTAAACTGAGTTGTCAATCCAACATTATGATCTACAGTTATTGTGCTGATACCAACTCCAGAAGTAGGTTGGGATTTGCCTCGGTTAACATCATCATCAGTAATCTTATATTTTAAAAATGTAGGATAAACTCCATCAAAATGCCTTTCTTGGAAGAATTGGACTGCATCATCTACCAAGTCTTCAATTTGTTCATCGGCGACATTTATTTCCAAAACTGGAGCACCCAGTTTCCTCTTGCAGTAATCAATTAACTCTTGTCTAGATGATGGTTGTGCCATTTATCCAATTACCCCTCAAGGTATTTATGGTGCTGATGATATTCCAGGAATTACCAAAACATTTCCACTTGCAATTCTATAGACTGTAGATCCAGAGCTTACAAGAATATCGTAGACATACCTCCCCTCTGATAAAGATCTTGTCTGAGTGGATCCAAGAGAAATATCAAACTTTCCTCCAGTAGCACTAGTAAATCCTACTGTAAGAGTTGCTGCTGCATAAGAAGAGGAACCAATAGAAACACTCTTGGCTATCTGCGATGATCCAGTCCACCCATTAAAATTGAAAGCAGATCCTGATGTAGTCTTTACAGTGAAACTATCTTTAAAAGTTGCTCCAGTGTTGATTACTAGATTTACTCCGTAAGCAACACCAGAGGTTGGATCAAAAGTAATTGAATGAGTTGCCATTAGAATTTAGATACAACTTCTTGCTGTTTGAGATATAACTTGATATAAGACTTTGCGTAGTTCTTAAGAACTTCAATATCATCTACACTATCTATATCTCTAGAAAGTTTCTCATATTCAAACATCTTATTGACATCCTCTAATTGTATTTGATCAGGATTCATTTTGATAAGTTCCTCAATAAGTCTTTG